TTCCATCAGGTTTTTTATAAGCTTTTAAATCGTTTGTTTTTTCGTCTATTTCATCTTCATTAACAATCGCAGTAGCTTCAAACTCAGCACTTACTAAGTGTGTAATTTTGTATTTTTTCATTAAAGAGTTTCTTCAACATCCAACTCAAATTGATACAATAAGTTTCCATCTTTATCTGCACCTACTACTCCAAACTCTTGTATATCGTTAGTTAAATGAACTGTGAAAGAAACATTGTCATAAGTAACAACAGAGTTATCTGCAAGAGCAGTAATAAGTGGTGGTTCTATTGTTACAGTAGCCGCATTTGATGAACTTGTTACATCAGCGACAACCATATAAACTTTATTATGTGATGCAAATTTAATAAAATCCCCAGCTTTAAATCTTCCAGCACCATCTCCAGCAAAAGCATCCATAGCAATAGTAGTGTCTCCAACTGCGTGAACACCATTAACTAAAACTGTTCCTGTTTCGCTACCTCTAGCATCTTCTATTTCAGGTGGGATTATTGTAAAATTTTCTTTTCCTGATCTTTGTTTAATAATAAAAGCCATAAGTTCTCCATAAACATCTGACCTTTTTGCTGTAATAATTCTAGCAGTAAATAAAAATCTTTGATTATCTACTTGTCTTGATAATTTTTTTCCTGAAAGAGATTTAGAAATAAGTGTATTTTGTTTAGACTTTATACCAAGTGTTTCAAATTTAGATGTTGATATTGGAAATGCACCACTCATTATACTAACTCACTTCTTCCTTTTTCTGTTTGGAACAAATACTTCAGCACCTCTTTCTCCAACAACAACAGGCTGACCTTTTGATACTGCTCCACCTTTAGCAAATAATTTTAATCCACTACCACCACCACCTGTCATAGCATTAAGTAGTATTTGTCTTTTTAAATTTGTATTTTGTCGTCTAATTAAATTATCTTTTTCTGCTTCTTTTTTAACAATATCTCCTAGCAATAATTTTTCTATTCCAAGTAAAGCAAGTCTTTCAATAGTTTTAGATATAATGTTTATTAGTATTTGTTGTGCTAACTTCTTAAATGTTTCGTTTAACTCTTTACCTAATACTATTGATTCTGCAATAGATTTTGAAACACTACCTACGCCAGACTTTATCATTCCAACTATTTCTTTTTGTATTTTAAAACTTTCATTAAGATTTTTAAGTTCTTCTTTAATTTCTTCAAATAATGTTTTTTGTTTAACTAAATCAAAATTTACTTCTTTGATAACTTTTCTACCTTTTTCTATTTCAACAACAAAAGGAACATCAAAACCTAATAATCTTTGTATATCTTCTATTTGTCTTTTAATAAAATTAGTTGCGTTACCAACTGCTCTTATTGCTCCAGCTAATGCTCTTACAGCAAATACTAAAACTTTACTTATTGCTCTACCTATTGTTTCAAAAGCTTCTGCATTATCTTCTATAAATTGATTTAAACTTGCAAACTCTTTTTTTAGTTCATCAAAAAAACCAGCACCAGCAACTCCTCTTTTAAAATTAAATAGTTTATCTCCTAGCATTGATAAAGTACCTGTAAATGTATTTGCTAGTTCATCTGTTGCATTACCAAACTTTCCACCTTTACCAAAAACTTTTTGAAATGCTTTTACAGTTTCTTCTGCTGTTACAGTTGCACCAGCTTTAAAACCAAGCATATCTCTAACACCTTTTTCTCTAAAGATGTCTGCCGCAGATATACCACCAGCGAATGATCTTTGTATTTGTTCTCCAGCAGTTCTAAAATCTATTCCTGTTACAGCCGCAACATTACCTGTAATCTCTAATATCTTTGCAAGTCTTTCGGAATCTCCAGCAACAACAGCTAGATTACCTGATGCTTCTTGTATTTGTTCTAGTGAAAAAGGTACTTTAGAAGCAAAGTTTGACATTACTTCAAATGCTTTAGCACCCTCTTGGGTACTACCAAATAATTGTTTTAATCTTACTTGTAAATCTTCGACACTTCTACCTGTATTAACAAATGATCTAACTACAAGACCAGCACCTAAACCTACAAAAGCACCTTTTAAACTAAATACAACATTTTTTAATCTACCTAGACTTCCTTGTATTTTACCAAGTGCTTGTTTTGTTCTATCTTTTGCTACAATGTCTATTTTAAGTTGCTGTACCATTATTTATAATTCCTTGCTTGTGCTAAGTCCTTTTGTTTTTTATACTCATCTTGCTCTTTTTTCAAGTAAGCTATCCAAAGATTATAATGGCTTAAAGGCATATCTAATACCTTTTGAATAGGAATTTTAAGTCTATCAGCAACCACTAACAAAGATTGTATGTCAGGGTCGCTATTTACTTTTTTACAGATTCTTCTAATGATGTATCTACTAGTATTCTATTTGCTATTGTTGCGATAATATTGGAGTCTGCTTTTTTTTGTAAAGCAAGTTTATCAAATGGTTCAAAAGCTTTTATTAATTCGCCTTTTTCATTTTTAATCATCAGCTTCATCATTAATAAATCAACAAGAACTGTTAAATCTTGAAAATTGTTTGATTTTTTAAAGATAATATTTTTTTGTTCAAGCGTTAATGGTTCAGAATAAAAAACAGATGGATTACCATGCTCGTCTTTCCATTCAGGAACTTCAATAGTAATAGTTTGCAGAGTCTCAAAATGAGTTTTTACTCTATCAATAACTGACATAAATTAGGATTATACAGTTCCTCTTGTTAATGATCCTGTTCCTTGAAATGTAACTGATCTA